CCGTAGGTCCGGAGGTTAGTATTGGTGTAAGTAAAATCGACCTCGTCCCCTTTCGCTACGTGGAAAGGTGCATCCGGAATCCAGGTCACGTCCTGCACCGCGGCCATTGCCGTAGTGCTCAGTACAACGTCGTAGTTCGCAGCGGTCCCGGAGTCCACTGCGATGACGAAGTTCTCCACGGCTCCACCGGCGGCGCTCAAGTGAAGGCGGACCGAAAGCAACTCCACCTCCCCGGAGGGGGTAAAGGTTGCGTCAAGTGCGACGGCTGCAGTAGCCCGCACATGCACAAGGTTATTTGAGGCGCCCATTAGTAGAGCTTCCTATAAACAATCTCAATACCCCAATCGTCAGCGTTGGAATTGGCGTAGTTAATGTCGAGCACATCCCCCTTCTCCACCGGCTGGGGGGTGGTCGGAGTCCAGACGTAGTCGGTCAAGCCGTTCATTGCCTTTGTATGGAGTACCGCATCGTACGCTGCGGCTGTCCCGCTATCAATCTCCACGGTCAGGTTCTCCGCGGCGCTAGCCCCGTCTGCGTGGTAGCGCACGCTAAGGACCTCGATTTCACCCGAGGGGGTAAGCGCAACTGTTGCGGCAACTCCCGCTCCCAGTGTCCGGTCGTGGACAACGTTTGTTTGCATACCCATTACGCTTGCTCCTTTTTAGCGTGGACAGCTTGCGCCAGTTCACGGGACTTCTTCAGCTTAAGGCGGAACTCGTTCTGTGACCGTTTATCCGCCTCAGTAAGGTGCGACGGGAGGAAACATTCATCCCGCGGTTTTTCGGTAGGCTTGTAGTAGCTAACCTGCCCAGAGCCTTTCAGGTTCTCTGCCTGGGCGAGCAGCTCATCGGTAAAGGGAGAATTGTTTACCCAAGACGGCGTAGCCCGTAGTAGCTGGCTGATCACGCTCCCCAATGCATGGGAAATGACTTCCCCCCCGACCATCTGATGGTAGCCGTAGATCGGAGAGTGCCAGGAGTGCGGGCGGCACAGGAAAGAGTCCTCGCTGATGCGCAATTCTATTCCGCGGCCTACGGCAACGCCCAGCCAGTAGTCCAGTGCGGACTTCTGGTGGAAGTACTCGTGGCAAGCCTCCGAGCAATGAATCTTGTGGAGCACGATTCGCTCGTAGCCTTCCCAGATAGCCTGGGCAAGCTGCCATGTGATCGTGCTGGTGAAGTACGCCAGGCCGAAGTGCTCTATCAACTCCGCAGCAGGGAAGCGAACGCTACGGATAACCTCAGGGTGTACGTCTTGCATATACACCGGGAAGTCACGCTCGTTCAGGTCCTGGAAAAGTGCATTGCGCTTTTCCTCGGCAGGCAGCCAAAACTCCGGCGGGTCAAAGATGTGCAACCGCGTAATCCCGGGCTGAATCGTATAGCCCATGTTGCAGTTCCACAACTCATACTCGCCGGGACCGCCCAGCTCTTCGTCCAGCTCCCCCAAGTACGGACCGAACAGGCCCGTAATGATGACCGTCTTTCGCTTCGGTCTCTCAGCCCCTTGCGCCATGTCCCCAGCTCCTCTCTCCCCTTCGCCGTAGGCTGGGGGTGGGCCGGATTGCCCACCCCCATGTCCGTTGTGTTCCGTTAGCCTGTCGAGGCCGCCCAATCCAGAGCCTTACCCATCTCGCCAGCCGCGTTGACCACAAAGCACCCAGCGGGGTTGACGATGAAGGTTGCCCCGTTGATGGCGCCGGTAATGTTCTCGGCATCCACCCCCAGGAAGGCAAAGATGTTCGGGCCGATAACCCCGGTGCTCGCAGTGACTGTGTCCTTGACCACCTGGACGTTATCGGCACCCGCCGTATCGTCATCGTTCCAAAGCGTGCAGTCGTGCACGCGCAGGAGCGTGGCCGCGGTTCCGGCCACGTCGATGTTCGCCGCGGAGAAGTCGCCGTAAATCCAGCAGTCGTGGATGTGGACCTGATCGGAGCCCACGATGCTTATGGCGCTGACCGAGCCGTCACCAGCGTTCATGGTGAAGTTACACCGGGCAATCTCCAGGAAGTCCGCATCGGCTGTCGTGAGGACCAGCATGTCCGCGAACTTGGCTGCGTCCGCCTCGCGGAACTCGCAGTCCAGGATTTTGCAATCGGCGGCGCTGACCTCTACCATGCCGGTGCTGTTATCAATGTCATTCGAGAAGAGGATATTCTCGATGACCGACCCGGCTGCCGCGAGTTTGAAGTCTCCCGTGTCAACGGTGCAGGTGAACGTAGGCCGCGAGGCCCCCTGCCCGATACCGACAACCTTCACCCCGGCGATATCCATATCCACAGTCGAGTCAGCCGCGAGGTTCTCGGCGTGACCCGGCATGCAGTAAATGATATCCCCATTGGAGGCCGTCACGATAGCATCCGCGAACGGCTCATCCAGGGTGAGCTTCGGCGCGTCCGGGCTGTGCCCGTACCCACCAGCATCGCTTCCGTAAGTGCCACCGGAATCGACGTAGAACCGCTTGCCCGTGGAAATGCCGCAGTCCGAAATAACCAACTGACCGGCAAGCCACTGGGACACAAGCGGGCTGCGAGCAGCTCTATCTGCTCCCATGTCTCGTACTCCTTTCGTGGAGGGTGGGGAGTCCGTCCACTGCCGTTAGGCTCATCATGTGTCGAGGACTCCCCATCCCATCCATCATCCGCTTGCTCTATTACGCCCCGTTCGACAGGCCCTGAGGCATGTCGTCCCCATCCGCCGCGTAGCGAGGATCGCTGAGGATGCAGAGCACACAGCCATCCGCAGGGGCATCCTTGCTCTCGGTGCAGGTCAGGCGCAGGCCGACCAGGTTGCTGGTGGCGTTGGTGGCCTTGTAGGCCGCCTCCGCCTCGGCAACGTCAACCTCGATGACCACAATCTGCCCCGAGGTGCCGGAAGTGGTCAGGAGCCCAGCCGTAGTGGCCAGCGCCATCGTCCCCAGCTTCTCGACAGACTGGATGGACCCGGTCGTGCCGGTCCCACCCGGGTAGTACTCGAACGCCAGCTCCGTGTGGATAGTCGGCGAGTAGAGCGCATCGCAGCCTTCCAGGGTGATGGTCGTAGTACTGGCCGCAACTTCGCCGTAGACCACGATGAAAGTGGCGTGCCGGTAGTTGCGCACATCCACGATACCCGTAGTCGGACTCGCAGCGCCAACCGCACCACGCGGACCTTCGGCGCCCATAGTCGATCCCGCGGCGCCGAACCTATCGGCGTCGGGCGGGAGGACGTTAACGATCTTGTGGTTCTGAGCGAACTTCATGGAACCCATCTTAGTCTCCTCCTCCCTTTCTCTTACGCGCGCTCAGCAAGGACCACGAACGGGCTCAGCGTCGAGCCATTCTTCGGGGTCAGCGGGGCACGCCACCAAGGCTGACCGTCGTTCCGCAGAGTGAAGCGGAAGGCGGTTTCGCCGTAATCGAACCTCAGGTGGATCGAGGTCGCAGTCTGGAGGCCTTCACCGGACCGCTCGCCAATCAGGTACTGCGAGAAGTCGTAGAGGCCGATGTCGCCCTGGTCCCCAACGGTCGGGACCTGCTCGCTCAGGATCAGCGGACGCCCCATGAGGGTGCCAGCCGGAGCGCCTGCCAGGCCCTGGTTATTACCCGGGAGCCACAGCGGCACGCCGCCGGTACCCACGTTCAGGGTCATGGTTGCGAGCTGGGGGAAGGTGTCGTGGTTCGCCACCCACACGGCGCTGTTCTTACCGTAGCAGCGGCTGTACATCTTGATAACGTTCTCGGCCACGATGGTGTCAGCGGCCTGCCCGGTTTCCTTAGCCACGGCGATGAGAGCGTTGTTCGCGGCGTTGTACACGCCGAGAGGCTTACCGGCGCCGTTCCCACCCAGGAACTCCTCGTCCTCCTTGTAGGCGAACGCGGCGGGGAAGAGGCGCATGACCAGGGCCTCAACACTGATCGGGCTATCGCTGAGCATCTCGTCAGTCACGTAGCAGAGACCGGAAAGCTTGTTCAGCTGCAGGCCGACCTTGCGGAACTTCGGATTTGTCTTCGTGTACGCACCAGCCTCAGCGGTACGGTAGACCACCACGCCACCGAACAGGTTCGAGCTGCGGGAGTCGTCCTTAATCGCCGGGATTTCCAGGTGCGAGGTCGACATCGGGAGAATCTGCGCGCGCGGGCGCACGATGCTGGCCTCAAGGGCGCGCTCCAGGAGCTGAGTGCTCTGCTCCACGGGCACGAGGTACCCACCCTCGGAATCGATGAGGGAGTTAACACCGTACGCAGCCTTCACCGCGGCGTCGTACTTCTTCAGTTCCGCGCTCGCACCCCGGCCATCCTCACCGGCCTTGAAGATGTCTACGCAGAAGTGGCCGAAGCTCTTGAACCCGCCGTGGCGGACAAGCTTCTCTTCGGCAGTCGCACCGGTCTGCAGGCGGAAGCCCTTGCTTCCCTCCAGGAGGCCATCGCTCAGCTTCTTGGCGACCGACTCCTCGACCTTGCCCACTCTCTCCTCAACCACTGAGGCGAGTTCCTCGAAGATCGTCTTGGCCACCTCGACCTCGACAGCCTCTTCAAGGATACCGGCTTCCGCGAGGCCCTTCACGTCCTCGGGCTCCATCCGGATAGTCTCACCGACTTCCCGGTCTTTGCCGTCCACCTTGCACGGCTGAAGAACCTTATACAGGGTCTTCATCATTCAGTCCCTTTCCTCTTGTGTCATTACCAGTGGATGTATGCATCTGGCTACCGTGAGGCTCCAGCGCATTCGGGCTACGACCTCTTAAGCCGCTCCACCCGATTAACGCCTGCCGCATCGGCCGCCGTCCTGCTCTACACGCGACCGCTCATGCGGTCTAAAACGTGCTTCACCACTTTAGCCGGGGATAGTGAACCCTGGCCAGACATTGCGGTATCCAGGCGCTTAGCCAATTCCTCAGCCAGCTCCTTCTTCGTCATTACGGCCACCTTCTTCGCGGGGGCCTCGGGCTCCTTCGCCTCTGGGGCGTCTTCCTTCTTTGCGGGCATCCGGTAACTCCTTCCAATCGGCCTTCCGTCGACGGTGACGATTACGGGCTTAGGCACTACCAAGGCCTTACCCTCGCTCACTGCGGAAGCGTCTCGGCCTGGGCCTGGGCGCTCAGCGCGCCGCATCTCTCCACCGCACTCCGGGCACTTGATATCCTTGCAATGCTTCTCGCTCTTCATTGCATGCCCGCAGTCGATGCAAGTACAGTTGAACTCTTCTGCCTTCTCTACGGGCGTAACGGGAACGTCGGGGATTACCAGGCCCATCTCGTCCAGGATAATATCCGGGACGTTCAGCCCCTTCTGCCGCATCTTGCTCACGGCGATAGTTACAGCGTCCGGGTTGGACTGTACGGGGGTGACGGCGTACTCAAGGCCGACCCACTTATCGATTATCCAGTTTACTTTCTCCAGGCGGGGGTCCTCTTCAATCTCCTTCTCCACCGGCTGATGTCCCTTCGTCGGAATAAAGCCGATAGACTTCCCACGCATCCCGTCCTGCACGAAGGCAAAGACCGCATCCGGGAACCAGTCCCCCTCCCAGCCTGCGGGGCGGGCCTTGTAGAGAGTCTTGGCCAACCAACCGTCAGCGGGGTCCTTCACGCGCTTGACCCAAGCTGCACGGCCGACCGGAAGCTCGCTGTACTTATGCGCGAACGTAACCGGGCCGCCTCCCTTGGTGAAGCTCTTCCAGTTCCCGCCGCCCGGGCGGACTATCTCCTGGTCACGGTCTACCGAATCCGTATTGACCAGTGAGACGTCTGCCCGCTCCCCCTCCAGCATCTCGAAAGAGACCGGGTTCGCGCGCACGCGTACGATACCGCCCTCACCGTGAGCATCAATGAAGCTCCGGCAGTCAGTATCCAGCTCAGCTATTGTAGCCTCCAACTCCTTTGCCGCATCGCTATGCATCGGGAACCCCAGCGGCCCTTCCGAATCCCCGTAGGCTTTCGAGAGCAGCCTATCTCTACTCGGCATCGCTTTCCTCCTGTCCCACAGGGACTGACAAACCTGGTACCGCTGCCCTGCATCGGGGTACTCTCCGACCATCGTGGAGTTTCCCATGCAACGGTCCATCCATGCGTCTTCCCCTTCCCCGCCTTCGGGCGCTGGAAGTGGTTTAGTCGAGCGGCTCATCAGGAAGCTTCCCGTTGACTTTCAGCTCCTCCGGGAACGGGGCTGTGGCCTTGTCCCGGGGCCAAATGACTTTATCGGAAAGGCGTTTGACGTTTACCTCTCCCTTGCCCTTGGCCTTGCATTTCCCCTTGCCCTTGGGCTGGGGAGCGGAGGCCTGAGCGATGCGCTGCCCTTGGGCGTCCCGGGTAATGGAAATCGTTTCCCCGATTTCCATATCCGCGAGGGCCTCCAGGACAGTAATCGGGAACGGCGCTCCGTTTACTCGGAGGGACTTCATCCCCTCGTCATAGTCAATCCTGCGTGCTGGCATCGTGGTCTCCTTTTACTTGCTCAAACATGATTCCGTTATCACCGGGAACCGGCTGAAGATGTCGATTGTACCCAGCCCAGATATCCGGGGGGATTTCCTTGGGGAATGCAGCACACCGTCGGGCGTTGACACCACCGCCTTCGGTCGGACGCCAATGCACACAACGGCTGCATACCGTACTGTATGGAACGCCGTCGTCAATGATGATGTCCGGATTCACAGCTTGATCCTCGTGTACTTGAGCCCTTGGTCTTTAAATCGTTTGGCAGCCTTAGACCAGATTGTGTGCCAGTGCTCCTGAACTGCCATGTCTGCGGTCATTTGATTACTTGACACTAGAGGTCGGAATTTAGCGTATACTCCCTTTTCAGTTTTCTTGGCGTAGGCTATCACGTCCTGCGCCAGCTTAGCTCCTTCGGTAGTCTGGGGAACCTCCATGACATACCGGAATTTATCGCTGATCACGACCATTTGTTTTGTTTGGGTACGGATTGCCAGGCTGACATCATCCGGCGAAAATGATTGACCGCGAGGATGGTTATGCAGATGCGTGGAACCCTTTAACTTGCTGATCTGCTCATCCGGGATACGCACCCGGTTGTGCTCCCCATGAATTTTGAAGAGTGGCTTACCGTTACTATCCCAAGCGAACATCGTCTCCGTACTGGCCCGTCGTATCTCTGCCTCAGCCTTGCGTAGGTTAGCCGTAAGACTTTGGGCTGGAGTAACTGGCGTCGGCGGCATCTGCGCCGGTGCATAGAGCGGGGGGGTTACTGGACTGACGGGCTCTGGAGCCAACGGCAGGGCCTGCGGCGCTATCGGTTCCGGCCCTTGCCCCTGCTCCGGCTTGTGGGGGGCCAAGCCGTACTGCTCTGCCTCCGTATCCAGTATTGCAACTTTCGTACACATGCAGTTCGGATGGTATAGCGGGAGCTTGCGGACCGAGCCCTTCATCCCGCCGTATTGCCCGAGACCGGCCAAGGCATCCTTCATGCTAACCACCGGCCAACGGGCTACCGCGGCAACGCAAATCTCGCAGGCATCCGGGCTGATGCTCGGGCGGTACCCGGCAATAACTCCGCTCTGGGCTCCGGCCAGGGTTCCGCCGTCTTCGTTAGCCATTCCGGCCTCGGTAATCGCGATACGATCAGCGCGGTAGCGTTCGGCATGCGCGAAAATCTTTCCGACTCGCTTAGCCAGTTCCCGCGGCCCGAATCCGGTGGGCAATGCACCGGAGGCTATCTCTCTCTTCAACAGCTCAACCGCGCGGTTAAGCTGGAAGGAAGTCGTAGCCGCGGTTGCACGGCAGAGAACGATGGAGTGCTCCTGGATGGCTTGCTGTGTGTACGGGTTGGTGATGTTCCAGGGCGTGGTGTTCGATGCCCCGATTCGGCTCATTACCCGCTGCCCTGCCCGGTCGTAGTGCATTTCCAGGGCGGGGTAGACTGTGCGGGCGTCGGTGGCCCAAAACTGGGACAAATCAATGGGCGCTGCCCCAAGGTTTACGACCTTAGTTGCGCTCTTCAGCGCCAGCCCGTAGTAGACCAGGGCGTATGCGTGGTGCCTGCGGAAGACATCCAGGACGGCGGTCTTCAGCTCTACAACTTCAATCCCGCGCGGAGGGCGGACCCACCCCTCCCCGGCCGGGGAATGCGCGTGGACCTTCCCGCAGTCCGAGCAGTAATCGTCTTCCGGAGGTAGCTCATCCCCTGATACCGCTGCCAGAACCCGAGCCTCGTACCGCTTAGGCACGTAAGCTATCGGGGCATAGCAGGTCGGACGGTAGAGCGTAGTGGGCATTATCCCCTCAGCAACCCTAAGCGTTCCCAATAGCGAGCAGCGCGGTTAACGTCCGCAACCGTATGCCCATTAACGCCCCCCATGCACTCTAACACATCCCATGGTGTTATGCCCTGGGGGTGTTTCCTAATCTCGGAGAGCACGGTGCGGTAGAAGTACTCCTCACCGGTAGGGATGTGGAGGGCCTTCTCATCCTCGTCTTCCTCCTCATCCTCAACATCTTCCTCCATGTCCTCTTCAGGCTCTTCCTCCTCCTCATCTTCGGGGGCTTCCCCCTCGGCTGGGGGTAGGCCCCCGGGCATCGGAACGGGCCGGTCGGTAATCTGCGCCAGGCTTGTCGGCAGCCAGGGCTCATTCCCCCACTCAACTTCGTCCCGCCCATCCTCAAGGCGTTCCTCGTTGATCGTGGTGAGGCCGGTCTTGAGGTTGGACTCCCTCAGGGATATTGCCAAGGTAACGTCGGCCGGTACGGCATCGTCCGAAAGGAAGAAGAGCCGATCCGAGAAGAGGGACACCAATTGCAGGTTAAGCTGCTCGTCCTGCCGTAGTACCCGCGGGCTGACAGCCTGCCTTGCGTGCTGGGCCTGTGCAGCGCTAAGCTCAGCCCGGGACTTCATACTGTCGAGCATTGCCGGGGGTACGCCATAGGCGTTCATTACCTCGACCTTAGTAGCCCCGTACCGGGCGAGCATTTCCATATCCTTGGAGTTAAAACTCAGCGGCGTAATATCCAGGGCACTGCCCCATACCATTGTCCCTCCTGCACCGCCCTGCCGGAACTTCCGCTGAAGCGTTCTCTCCAGGCGCCGCTCCTGGGGCTGGGACAGGAAGTCATCCGAGGACTTCGGGGATATGATAGCGTCAGGTCGGATGCGGTTATCCATGTAGGAGGCCGCGAAGGAATGATCCTTGTTCATTATGTTTAAAGATTCCCAGCACGCGCGGGCGGGACTCCACCCTCTTCCATAGGGGTCCATCAGGCTGGGGAACTTGAAATGCACTATGTCCTTCGGGTCGATCTGTTGCTCAGTGTCCTTGGAGCCGTAGCGGTACAAGGTGGGGAACCCGGTAGCACTATCGTACTCAATTGATACCAAGTGGGACTGCAGGATATAGATCGCTGTCGGTACCCCCAGGAGATTACGCTCCAGGCGCCAGTAGGCGTTCCCGTCCATCTCCTGGTAAAGGTCGGTAAGCTCGGCAAGCGTATATGCGCCGAAAGTCTTCTGCGTGCCCTTAAGCAGGTCGAGCAGCGGATGGTCGAGGACTTCCTCCACCTCTACGTTACCTTCCAGGGCCATTCCCTTAACATGCCGGGTAACGTGCTTCTTCTGCTCTTTACTCAGGGGGGCGTACTTCCAAAGCTTAGACGGCTCAGCCTCCCCCTTCCGCGTCGTAACGTACAAGCGGCGGGGTACGCGTGCAACAGCCTGGGCATTAGTAACAGCGCAGGAGTAGGCAATCCCCTTGTATTGTCCGATAAGGTCCGCTGATGCCGGTGCTCTCTGCGAGCCCCAGGCATCCGCGTAACCACTGGCCAGATCGGATGCCACGGAGATAGCCTTCTGCATCAGAGCGGGGTTCTTGCGGTAGACTGCTAGTGTAGCAGCCAGCTCTCTACGGCGACGTTCGCGCAGTGGACTAGACATCCTCGCAAATACTCCCTTCCCAGAGCGCAGGGTTGTCCGGGTGTACCCATGGCACCCCAGTTCCCCCGTCGTCGTATTCACCTTCTCGGTATTCCGTGTCGCTAAACCGCATATGAGGCTTACCGTCCCTGGATGCTTTAGCCCGCGCGGCCTCACGCTCCCGAAGCTCTTCACGCTGTAATGCGTAAGGGCTTTCGCGCCGGTTCCGCCTGGGCCTGGGGGTAGGCGCCGGGGTTTCTGGTTCCGGTGCCTGGCCTCGCGGTTTAGGTAGCTGTCTCGGCATCTTCCTCTTCCTGGAGGTGCTCGGCAAAGACCCCTATCGCGTAGAGCATTGCCGGGGGTACGCGATTATGTTGCACATCGTCTCCCAGTTTCTTCAGCCAGCAACCTAGGCACAGGTGGCTATGCTCTCTCCACTCGTAGACTACTGGGACCCAAAGCCCGCAACGGGAACATTCAACGAGAATTGCCATCGCTATCGCCCCCACTACACGAGCACGTCCAAGTAATCTCAGGGTAACTCGGAGGCGGTGACGGGTAGGGGTAAGGCACTACGTACGGAATTGGGAATACCGCAGGGGAGGGACGCTGCTCCAATTCCTTTACCCTCTCCAGCAGTTCCCGGAGCAAGCGCAGGACATCTTCGTCCGGGGCCGTAGCCTCGGTCGCTATGCTATCGCTCATCGGTATCTCCCTCGACTCCCAGTAGCCTATCGATGACGATATCCGCAGTCTCCCCGACCATCTCCACTGTCGTCGTAGTCCGTATGACGGTCTCGACTTTCCCTCGGCAAGAGGTATCCCGCACGGCCACTACATAGGCAGGGTTTACCGCAACTACACGGGTTCCGTCGGAGGAGATGAAGCGGATCAGGTTCACGGGCTAAGCCTTCGCAGCGCAGCCCTTACAGACACCCGGCTTGTCCGACATGTCGTTCATCTTGCGGGTGTACCCGCAGACGGAACAGTCGAACTTGGCGGGGGGCGCCTTGACCTTAGCCGCGGGGGCGGGTGCGGCCTTGCGCTCCGGCTCCTGCGCCTTATCCTTGACGGGCTTATTGACGGCCTTGTCTTTCCCACTTTTGAACGCCATGTTACTCCTCCTCGTCGTCAATGTAATCGTCTTCGGCTGCAGCCTCATCGCTACGGCCTTCCAGGTCCTCGGGGGTTACTTCAAACCGTCCCGCACAACGCGGGCAGGTAATCGCCTGGGAAGTCTTGCCCTCGGACGGGCCTCTCTGCAACCAAGCAAGCCAAGCGGTAACACTACCGCCAAGGCTTTCGGCGCACATATCGGCCAGGTCCTCGGCAGCATACACGCGGTCGATGGAGTGACTATGCTCTCCCTGACTTTCGCTAATCTCTTCAGCCTGTACTTTAGGCAGACTGGCCTTCTTCTTACGTCCCATTACTCCCCCTCCCTCAAATCCCTCGCCAGTATTTCATTCGCGTAGATCAGTACGCAACGCTTACGGTTAATGAGCAGCTCGTCCCCGGTGTACCAACGGTATACGACCCGATCCCCTGGAGCGATCCAGGCCTGGTCCACATCCTCCCCTACGTTAATGACCGTGCCCTTGACGGAAACGTTGCTCCGTTCCTCGTCGGGGGTCTTGCGGTTGCCGGGGAGGTGGATGGCCTTGCCGTAGCGGCCGTCGCTTTCCTCGGACATCGGGTCCCGGTAGACCAGGACGCGATCCTTAATGGGCTGCAGGTACGGCAATGCCCGCCTCCTTCTCCCGAGCCACCAGGGCCTTGCCCAGGGCAAACCAGGCCTCACGAAGCTCGGCGCATATGCAATGCTCACAGAGGTCGAAGGTGTCAAGGGTACTACTACTGCGCCGGGATACCCGAAGCAGCGCTCTACGATCATCCGTAATGGGGACCTCTACGCATGACATACAGCCGTTGTACTCCTCCCCGAATTCCGCTATTTCCTTTCCGCAAATGTTGCACACCACCCGTTCCTGTCTACTCACCGTTCCCCCCTTTCACCCTCTTCGCCAATTGCCCACAAAGTACAGACCCCTGCCAGCCGTCCCGGGCGGCCTGGTGCTGACAGGGTAGGCCCTGCCCGGAGCACAAAGGCTCCAGTAACGCCCGGGGAGCAGGCACTCCCCTTATTGGACGGGGCCGAGGAAAGTATCTGGGAAAGGGAGGCCGGATTCGAACCGGCGACCTCCAACCTGGCTTCCGCTGACCTAATAAGTATCGGCACGCGTTCCGATACCGTTGGTGTCAAGGGTCGCCTGTGTCCGGCCCTGCATGCGAACCGGGTTGTGGCTGGCGCGCTGGCCACTGCGCTACTCCCCCTCACTTTCGCATTACCTTCTCAAAGAGTTCCTTGGTCATGAAGTGCCGACGAGGCAGGTACCACTTCCCATCCTTGTTCGACAGCCACACATCGCTAACGTCCCGAAGGTCAAGGTCGGTAGTCTCCCCTGTACTACGAAGTGTAGCACGAACACGCTGCCTGAGGACGCGGTGTGCTCTCTCCTTGAAGTCGCGGTCGGAGCGACAGCGGACTACCCCTGTGATCGGGGTCTTACGTCGGCTGCGGCTCACGCTGCCCACTCCAACAGCTTGAACTTCTTTACCGCAGAGGCGATATACCGTATCGCACTCATTGCGTGGTTGAACTTATCGACCGGCTTCTCCTTCTCGTCCTCGTGGTTGTAACAGTAGACGCTGGCTTCCTCCTTGGTGTGCACGCACATATCCGAGATGAAAAGCTGGTCGTTAGCAATGAGCGCATTAACGGCGTCGATACTGTAGATGATTTTGTTATATGCCTTCTTCGCACTGCACTCGTACTTCCGTAAGTCACGGATCGCCTCGGGGTCTTCCGGGTCGCAGTACCAGACACAATCGCCATCAGGAAAAGCCCGATTCATGTTGACGGCATGCTCCATGATCGGCACTTCAGATGCGTAATCCTCGAACCAGATGTATAGGATCGGCTTTCCGCCCTCAGAGGCATAGATGGTTCCGCCCAGAGCACAGAACGGATTACGCCAGCCGAAGTCGACCCCACCAACGTTGAAACCTGACGGGGCCTTCTGGTGAGGAATGAAGCAGTCCAGTAGCCCGGGGAACACCAGGCCCTCGGCGGCAACCCACAGGCCCTCGTAGTACCGTTGCCGCTGGACGCCAACAAACTTCCCGATGTCGTGAACATAGTCTTTAGGGAGGAAGAAGTTCTCCGGAGTACAGGTTGTGATTGCCGCGCAATCCTTAACCGCATCCATCCCCTTGGCAAGCCCAAAACGTTGCGCTAGAAAGTGAGTTGGCGGGCCGGGGTTGCAAGCGCCATAGAGCTGATTTGGCAGTCCATCCAGTTTAACCCGGATACGACCACGCAGGGCATCCCAGTCCGCCTCGTCCAGCTCTACGGCCTCGTCAACCCCGGCTCCGGTAGCGGGCGTTGACCCGATCTTCTCAGGGTCGTCCAGGCCGAAGTACATTATTTCCCCACCGCCGATAATCTCAATGCGCTGCTCACTCTTATTGTGGCGGTAAGTCCCGGGCCGCAGTACTGGGGGGAGGTTGCCGTCGGGCTTGAGCAGTGTGCGGAGCGTCGTGCGCTTGAGGGTCACGTTATGCTTACGGCAAAGCAACTCCACTGCTCCGGGAACGCTGGCCCGCATAACCAATTTCCAGCAGAGCACCCGCGTCTTGCCAGCACCGAAGGCGCCACTGAAAAGCAGCTCGCGCTCCTGTGCCCGAAGGTAGCGCATTTGCTTCGGGAGCAAAGGCACGGTCTCAGCCTGAACGGGAAGAGAGGCGGGAGCCACCGCGAGGGAGGATGCGGAGGTCAACGGTGGCTCCCGTTGGGCGTGCTATGCATCTTCGGGAAGTTCCCCGTCGTCTGCGGGTGGGGCAGCCTCCACGAACGTGAACGACATGCGAACGGGCTCGTCGCCTCCTTCAATCTTGGTAGGGACCGGACCTTCGATCCGGTCCAGCAACTGCTTCAGGTGGGACGCCCCCTGGGAGGAGCGCGCCAGTTGAGCCATGCGCTCCATCAGGGCATCGCCTCTGCGCTTGCCCTTGTCCTTTCCGGACTGCACCGGATCGTTCAGGTACTTCTTCAGGTAAGCGACAAGACCGAGCCCACGCTTGACCTTCTTCGTATTACCGGATTGTCCGGGACGCCACTGGTGTGCAATGAAGGCAGGCGAAAGCGTTCCTCGATGCTGACCGTTCTTGTCCAGCTTCTTCCTGGGAGGAGTGTCCGCCTTCGGCTTTTCCCTCTTTCCACCTAACTTTTCAGGCGTTTTAGTTTTTACCTTAGTAGTATACGAGGGTGCATCCTTAGAAGGCCGAGCACCCTTCTTCTTTCTCGTCTTCTTCTTTGCCATGAGTCCTCTCCCCGGGTACAGTATACCCTAGCCATATAGTTGAAATTGCGCGTGGAGGCCATTTTCCAGAAGATTAGCCTCACCTATAGGTACCTATAGGGGGAGAAAAAAATAGCCCCGAACCGTAGTTCAGGGCTTCAAACTACCGATATCTACCCTAGCCCGGAAAGTCCTCCTGCCCTTTGAAGTAGTCCACGACCTCCTGCAACGACCAGGGCGTATACCAGTGCCCCTCGACTCCGACATCCAGCGCGCCGGGGTAGGGCTCCCCTTGGCAATGCGAGTGCCCGTGCAGATGCCAGGAGCCGTGGTGGGACGCGGGCCAGGAACGCATCGGGTAATGGCAAAGCGTAATCCGGTATGCGGTCTCCCTCAGCCGGGGGCGGATGGTCAGTAGCGGATGGACCGAAGCCCAACCCTTAGCCGTACGGACCGCTTTCCAGTCGTGGTTCCCCGCGATCAGTATTTTATTACCATGCAGCCCGGCCAGGGTCCGCTCGATAGTGCTACGGTCTTTCCACCAGCAGAAGTCCCCCAGCACGTAGACGAGGTCCCCACGGCTTACCGCGGCGTTCCAGTTACCCATCATCGCACTAACGCCAGCGTCGGCGTCGGCAAAGCACGGGCGGGACTCCCGGACCCAAGCGCTATCGTGCCCCAGGTGTAGGTCCGCCGTAAACCAGATACGCGTCATGCATGCCCCCCTACAGCTACGCGCACAAGGCCAGCAGAAACCGCCCAACCGAAAAACAGAACATACGCACTAGTCCTCCAGCGTAGCAAGGGAGGCGTTGCACCCGTCGACGATCCGTTGTGCCTGCTCGGGAGTCCCCGCTCTAAGAGCGAAGGGTAAGTATGGGGAACCATCCCCATCCACGCACGGACTACTATAATCCTTGTACTCCTCTTCGGTAGCCCACCGAACACCAGCACCGAACCCTTCCCTTGGTATCCCCCAGAGGTCATATAGGGGGCATTCACGGCAGGAGAACTTCGTGTACGCACAGCAGGGGCAGTGACAATAGAAAGACACGTTAAGATCCACCACATCCTTCCAGCCAGGCCAATCGGCCTTGGCCTCGAAAGAGGTGGCCCCGGTATCCCGCATCCACGTCCAGAGGTCCCGGGTAAGCTCCAACGCTCTACGCTTGGTTAGGCTCATCGAACACCTACGAACCGGGAAGGACAGAACCCCCGCTTTACTGTAGCCATCACCAGCCCCCCTCGCCTTCCGCATACTCGTACGACAGCAGCGTAGGCACTATCTCCGGATTCCGATCCAGGCGCCGAACCGCTTCCCCGTACATGCTGCGTGCGTGATGGTTCACGTCGTACGAGACATCCTCCACAAGCACAGGCTCCCACTCCTCGTAGAGCTGGGCCTTCCTCCCCGCGAGCACCAGCCGGTCGTCGTCCTCCCTGTCGAATCGAAAGCGCCAATACCTCAGAGTTCCCTCGCGTATCAGCCCGGTAGGCATCTCGACGGTAATGTCCACCAGGTCTCCGTATCGCGTATCGCTACCCATGCCGTCAGTCCTCCCCGTCCGCCGTGATGATGTCCGCGGGCTCTCCGTACCCGGCATCATCCTCAGCCAGCTCGTGAAGCAGCTTTACGATTCCATGCGCGGCGTCGATCCGGAACGTACCGGACATTACCTTCGGAAACGAAGCCAGGATGGCCTTCTGCAGGATTACGTCGTCTACCTCGATTTGTTTGCTGCCTAGTATCATCTCTCCCTCCATTCCACAACCACGTCCGGGCCACAAGGCCCATTTACCGGCTTGCGCTCTTCGGCCAGGTGGATCAGCCAAAACGCGCACACGGTAGTCCAAACCGAAACCGCCACCATCACCAAGGTCAAGGCCTCTTCCCTGCCCACATACCTCATTCCCTCGCCCTCCTTATCGCCCTCGCCGCGGAACGCCGTACACCTCCTAACAGCTTCACCCTCCACCGTTCGGCCGGGGAGCGGGCCGAAGCCCGGACCGCAGCCGCGGCTAAAAGCTCCTCGAAGGAAACGGGGTCCCCGCCATCAAAGGCGGGGTGCCAGTTCCAGATTTCACGCGCAATAGCGTCCCGTAACGTAGTCATCCTTAATCCCCCACTACCAAACCCGCCAGCCAGAGGAACCCCTTCCCCAAGCTGCGGAGGAGGTAGTACGTCAAAAGCCAGGGCAGGCCCAACCAGTAGCGGGGGCTCATTTCTCCTCCAGTTCGCAGATTGCATTGTAGATGAGGTCACAGACCGCTTGCCCCTCTTCCAGCGCCAACTTCGTTGCCAGTTGAGCCAGGAGGAAGTCCCACTCTATGTCAATCGTCCGGTCCGATCTCAGTGCGTGAGGCCCTAGCTTCGGCAACAGGCTACATGCCGCGGCTGGGTCGGATTCGAAGTGGGGGAGGCGCTGGTAGCCGTAGGTGCCGTGGGCTTCTCCGAACAATTCGTCGGCGGGCTCCTCAGCAACGGGCACGATACTTCGCCAGCCTCCGAACTCCGCCATCCGTTTACGCTTGTCAAGGTCAGTCACAGTCCTACCCTCCGCAGGCAATAGATTGCCAAACAGTAGACTCCCACGCCGATTCCTACGCAGCCCATCGCGAGATAGAGCAAGGTCATTTCTCCTCCCCCGCGATGTCGCGGAGTGCGGCGTTGTAGCCCATCGCAACAAGGTTGCCCTCATGCGTTGGCGCTTCGCAGTAGGGCTTGCTCATCGCCTCTAAGTCCAGCAAGCGGGCGGAGTCTCTTAGCTTACCGGCTACGGACTTGGGCTTGTCAAGGAGCACACGCATGATCATTAGCGCGAAGTCGCCCTCAGCACCCTCCGGCACCTTCAGCACTATCACCTTGCCCAGCCCAGTGGGCTCGCCCTTGCGGTCGGCGCTCATTGCTTATCCTCCAGCGCCTTGCGGATCGCGTCCAAGACGGCGTTGGCAAGTTTCTCGTCATCTGCATCGGGTATGGACTGCTCCGGTGATAGCATGGTATTATCAAGCCATCCTGCACACCACGCTGCAACAATATGCGCTACCTTCACCCGCAGCTCAGGGCTTTCGAGGTGAGCGAGCTTGGCCTCGGCAACTTCGGCACGCTCGCGCTCTTTGTTCTCGTAGCACTGAGCGCATGGCCCGTAACGGCCACTTGCGTCCTTACGCGACAGCAGCCGCTCTACCTTGACCTTGAGCGCGTTAATCTCGGCATCCTTAGCGGCGAACGCTCTCTCGAATTTATCCCGCAATGATTGGCTCATTTCTTCCTCCTCTCGCGCCACCAGTCGCGGGCCATCCGCGCATACTCGCACCCGGGAAGTGGCTCAGAAAACCCTTGCCCCTCCAGCCACTCGAACATCAGCCCCTTATGAACCAGCATGGCAAGGCGGTTCCAGTTCGCCTTAACGGTACCTGTTTCACACTTACGGCAGTAGATGAACTCAGGTGTCTCATCCAGGTCGGTGGCCCCGCATAGTGGGCACTTCTCAAGCTTCATCGCTCGTCCTCCCCCTCCGACAGCGGGAGCAGGGCGTAGGTGCCGGGACCAGGGCAGTCAGCCCCGGGGCGCATGCGCGACTGCGACGCTGTCTCGCCGTCAATTATGCAAGCACCATCGCGATTTAGTAAACACGCCTCACACTGCCTCCAATCTACGCAGTCCCTTGCAACCTCAACCGTCGGCAATCCCTCACACGCCGCCCTAAACGCAGCTCGGCCTATTTGCGCAATACTCTCCCCAGTAAGTACGGCCTC